TTATCTGTTGATCAGTATACCGAATGATGTGTTGAAGTCAGTTATCCTAATCCTATATTTAATATTGCCTTTAAATCTAAGGTTTGGCTTTAGCGGATATTTGTCAACGCTGTCTCCGATAATAAAGTAGATTAGTTTTTTGTTCACAATCACTGCATTGGTAAAGATTTCTTTGAAATCTATGCCTTCAATCGATTCGGCATCGGTAGGAACTTTTTTAATAGCTTTTAGTATTTTATCTACTCTTGTCTCAACCGATTCGGCAGTTAGTAATTCGTTTTGCAGAATCAACTTCTTTTTTGTTAATTCTGCTATCTCAGAAGTTATTTGCTTTTTCTTGCTCATGTAAAAGTCATCAAAGTATTTCTCAATTAAAGCGTAATCTTGTTTTAGCTTTTCAATTTGACTATTTAGGACGTCTATTTCTTGGTCCCTTGATTCTTTATGGCTGTCACTAAAAGATTCATACAAGGCCTCTTTAAGTAGTGGTAAATTGGATTTTAATATCTTTATCTGCTTAAGCATTATCTTTTCAAAGACTTTAGCGGGGTAGTTATCGGATTTACATGTCTTTGTATATCTGTTTTGGCTGCACATATAATGCCTATTTGATACCTCGCCATTGTAATGGTTTAGTTTTGAGATATAGTTTTTGCCGCAATAAGGGCACTTAATAAAGCCAATCATAGGATTTACTAATGTAGCAGGGTTGAAGTTTCCGTTCTCGTAAGATGGAACTCTGAACCTTTTAGCATTCTCATCCATCATTACTTGGACCTTATCCCAGTTCTTTCTATCGATTATTGCAGGATGTCCATTTCTAACTATAAATTGTTCTATTTCTCCATGGTTTAGCTTGCATTGGTGGGTGAGTGGATCGTTTACATAGGACTTATGATAAAGATAATCGCCAACGTATTTTTCGTTTCTAAGAATTCCACGCACAACGTTGCCGGTCCAATGTACAATTCCCTGTCTATTGGGTACATTATGCTCCTTTAGATATTTTACCAATTCTATGCAGCCCATACCTTTAAGGTATAGAGAGTACATTTTTCTGACGATTTCAGCCTCAGGTTCATAAATGACAACTCTATCTTTTTCGTCGTATCTATAACCAAGCATTTGCTTTACTGGTAGGCGGTATTTTCCATCTCTGATGTTCTTTTCAACTCGCCATTTTACGTTTTGAGATACTGATAAAGCTTCTTCTTGAGCAAATTCAGCGAACATCGTTATCATCTGGTCACATTTTGTATCTAAGGAAGATATGTTTTGTGATTCAAAGTAAATCTCTATTCCTTTGTTTCTCAATTCTCTAACAATTGTTAACAAATCAATAATGTTCCTTGCGAATCTCGAGATGGATTTAACCAATATGATATCTATCAATCCTGATCTAGCGTTTTCAATCATATTTATGAACCCTTTCCTTTGAGTAGTGGTGGTTCCGCTAATTCCATCGTCATAATAGATGCCCGCAAATTCCCAGTTGGGGTTAGCGACGATGATTCTAGTATAGTAATCAACCTGTTCTTCTAACGAAGTTTCTGATGATTCTTTATCATTAGATATTCTTGCATACGCAGCTATCTTCAATTTTTTATCAGGATATATTTTATGGAGCGATTTAATTTCCATGCTGAGTTCCTCCCACTTTTATGACATCGAATAAAAGCTCTCTTTTTTCGTCTTTAACCAAAGATTTATAAATAGGCTTTTGAAGAAGTAGTGAATCAAGATTCTCTTCTGTTATTTTGATGTCTGTTTCTCCAATAATAAATCTTATTGAATTGTCGCTTCTTCTTATTGCACCTTTTATTAGTTGCGAGGCTAATTGATAGGTTAAGAGTGACTCATCGTTCAAATATTCATTAATAGTCTTTTTAATGAGCTCCTTTTTATAGGTGTCATATGCCTCATTTTCGAGTTTTAGAATTAGATCGTTGTTATAATCAATTTGCTTTTTGGCGTAGTCAAATTTAAATTTATAAGCTTCCATCTCGTCGCTTTTGATTTGTAACTTTATGATTGTGGCAAGCTCCTCTTGTAATTCTTCGTTTTTTGCCTTTAATTCGATTATCTTTTTTGCCACTCCATTCATTGTGTTTTCATAAGCCGTTGAAACAAATGCCGTCATTGACTTATCAAAGCCAACAAAATGTCGATATACGTCTGCTGTTGCTTTGCGAACAAGGATAAAATCTAAAGTGCTTTGAGAATCACATTTAACATAGTTTTCTGCCATTCTTGTTGTAGATTTGCATGTTAAAACGGCTCTTTGATACGGTGAACCCGGATGAATATAGTTTAGTTTCATTGGCCTTAGACAGTTCTCACAAACAAGTAAGCCTGATAGTGGATTGATGGTGTTTGATATCGAGCTATCATCCATCTTTTTCTTTCTTATGATTTTGACTAATTCAAACGAGGTTCTATCGATAATTGCTTCATGATGGTTTTGAAGCACATATTTTTCTTCTAATCCATCGTTTTTATAGGCCTTGTGATCTAAAAAATCGAGTACTACCGTTTTCTGCATTACAAAGTCTCCGACATATTTTTCGTTCTCTAACATCCTCAAGATATCAGCGACCGCCCATTTGTCTTTTCCTGTACCGGTTTTACAACCCTGCTCTTCCATTATCTTGATTATTTCTCTAAATGAATAACCACATAGATATAGGTTAAACACTTCTTTAACGATATCGACTTCTGTTTTATCGACCACAACCTTTCCATCTGGACTTGTTAAATACCCCTTGGTAGTAGCGGTGTGCATCTTTCTTTGTCCTTTGGCCATACGCTTTCTAACTCCCCATTTAACGTTTTCTGATATTGACTTCGATTCCTCTTGTGCGAATGAAGCAAACATTGTGAGCATCAGGTCAATTTTTGTATCGTTAGTGGATATGTTTTCTTTATCGAACCAAACCTCAACGTTTTTCTTTCTTAGTTTTCTAACCGTTGATAAACAGTCGACAGTGTTTCGCGCAAATCTAGATATTGATTTAACCAATATCAAATCTATCTTTCCTGAGAGAGCATCATTAATTAAATTGGTAAAACCTTGTCTCTTTTTAATTGATGTCCCGGATATCCCTTCATCTGAGTAAAGCTTTACAAACTCCCAGTCTGGGTTCTTTTCGATCCTGGTTTTATACTCATCTAACTGCGCATTAAAAGAATTCTTTTGATCGTCCATATCTGTTGATACACGGGCATATGCAGCGACTTTCTTTTTTAGCTTTACGCCTGTATCAATGTCTACGACTGGTCTAATTCTTTTAGGGATGACCTTCATCACTGTAGGTGTAGTTTCCATTATAATTTTCACTCCTTTCTTACAATATACATCACTCTAAAGAGTGATATTATCAACCGAAATTGATACTGCAATGATCCCTATTTTACGATAGGAAGATGCAGTTCTTTTCGCATGTTTAAAAGAGTGTGATACCACACGTAATGACTAATGAGATTATCCTCTTTTAATTTATCTAATATGGCTTTAAGAACAGGCCATCTATCTTCGTTTTTCATAGAGTTTCCTTTCCTCTAGAAGAAACGAATCGTAAGCATAATCATTTAACCAAAATAAATCTTTAAATGTAATTGACGCCGAGTAACATTGTGATTTTCATATTCTTTTCAACAGTAATCGTATCGAATGTTACGCGGAGTAATTTTTTATAAATTTACAAAGTAAAAAAGCATCTGTTTTGAACTTCTAAAGTCGAATATTACTCCGCGTCAATTATTTTTTTCAGTTTCTCTTTCTACAATTTTATCAACATCTCTCACGTAAAAAAGATGCTGACCAAGAAAGGAGGAACTTTTCAATGTCGCAAAATCGCAAAAGAAAAAGAGCGAAACCTAGAGACTATCTTCAAAAAATGCGTGACTCTCTATGCTGGACACAAAAAGAAGTGGCGACTCGAATGGGAATCGACACATTTGTCTATAACGGTATCGAAAATGGCAGACGTGGCGCACTCATGAACGCTAAACGATTAAAGTCACTTGCGTTTGCTTTTGGAATACCAGTCAGTGAACTCATTGATATGGAAATAAGATATCTCGACGAAGTGGAAGCAAGAAATCAAAAGGAGGAATAGTCATGATTTCTGATATAAAGAAACAAATGATAAACGATGCACCTTCCCAAAGGGAACTTGTCGACACTTACATCGGATCTACAGAGTTTAAAAGCGCTAATACGGAACACGTATATCTTTCTATCCTTAACAGGTATTTGAAATATCTAGAAGAAAAACGAATCGATAAGCCAACGGAATTCACTACCAAAGCGTATAAGAAAGATCTAAGAAACAAAGGATTAGCAGCTAGAACGCTCCAGCTAATAACAATAGTGCTAAAAGGTTTCTATACCTGGTGTTTGGATAATGAGTTATATCCCAACATTGCTAAAGGTTTACAAAACGAAACGATCAGAAAGGATTTCAAAAGAAAAGCCATCGGCATAGACAACGCAAAGAAGCTTATTGAATATTGCCGAGAGGAATATAAAAAAGATCCTAAAGATCTCGCCAAACTTAGAAACTACACAATGATTTATTTAATGCTCCATATCGGGTTAAGGACAGTTGAGGTAAGCAGAGCAAATTTCGAAAATGTTAAAGAAATTGAAGGAAGACATTACCTTTATGTCAAAGGCAAGGGCCATAACGATCCTGATGATGCTATTAGATTAGAACCAAAGGTTCTCAATGTTCTAAATAGGTATATTAAAGCTAGAAAAGAAACTTCAGGTCCAATTTTCATTAACCATGGAAATCGTAATTTGAACGAAAGAATAGAACCTAAGGTTATTTCCAAAATAGTTAAAAGCTATCTAAGGGCAATAGGCCTTAATGATTCAATCTATACAGCTCACGCTTTAAGGCATACCTGTGCTGCTATAGCAATTAATAATGGAGCAACAATTCAAGAAGTTCAAAACCTCTTAAGACACAAGTCTATCGATACAACAACAATTTATCTCCGCGAAATCACACCAGAGAATAATCCAAGCCAAAGTTATATTGAGAAGGCTTTTGGTGATGAGGAAGAAGACTAATTTTTAAATCTTTTCATCGTGAGTAGACGTTAAATCGAAAGGAAAGATTATCGCATGAAAAACGAAAACAATAATGGTGTAATTCAAGATATTAATCTTGAAAAAGACACAACAACCTCAAATCAAATAGAAGTTAAAACTTTTAATTCTGATCTGTTTGGCTCTCTAAGAACAGCCTATGATCAATTTGGTAGACCTGTTGTCTGCCTTAAGGATGCATGTACTATCCTAGACATCAAAAATCCAAGCGATGCAAAAACAAGATTAAAGGCTGATGGAATAGTGCGCCTTGCCAAAACTGATGGCTCTAAATTTCATAATTACCTTTATATCACTGAAGGTAATTTGTATCGCTTGATATTCCAATCTAGAAAACAGGAAGCGGATCAATTTATGGACTGGGTAACGGAGATCGTTTTGCCATCCATTAGAAAATATGGCCGTTATGATGTTAGGCAAATAACCGGTAGTCCGGAAGCAGCAATAGCATTCCTGGATTCATATAATGAATTAAGAGTAAGAAACAATGTTCTAGAGTCGATTAACGAAGAAACAATCGAAGCTAGAGAATACGTTAAAAGAATGACTGACAGCGGTGTACTCACCGATTTATTTGATGTCCCAGCAAAGCTTCACATTAAAGGAATCAATAAAGTTACCCTTCTTTCTTTACTAAGAAACAACAACATTCTTAACGACAACAACTTGCCTTACCAGGAATATATTGACAATGGGTGGTTTAGACCAATCGCTTCTACCTATCCAGATAAAAAGGCGGGACAAGTTACTCATCACAGAGTCTTTTGCTATAAAGTCGCTATCAACGGGATGAGGAGGCTCATAGAAAAATGGGCAGGGAAGAAATAAACAATTCAAGTGGAAATAATGCATGTTATTTCGCTTTGAACATAAAGGAGGGTGGTTCCTATGGCTAATCCGAAGAGTAAGCTCGACTGGTTTCCCGTGGACACGAGAATCCTAGAGGATCCTAAGGTCAGGAAGCTGGTCCATAAATACAAAGTGGAGGGATATGGGCTTTTTCTCCATGTCCTTTCACGCATCTATCTGAATGGATACTTCATCAAAGATGACATCGATTCTTTTTCTTTGGATATCGCCTATGACCTCGGCTATAACGATACCGAAGAGCATATCGCATTGGTAAAAGAAGTAATTGAGTACATGATGAAGATCAATCTGCTAGATAGTTTTTCCTATGAATGCGAATCCGTTTTTACCTCTAAAGCGATACAGATACAGTTTGTCAAATCGACATTAAGGAGAGTGCCTAGGGAGAAGCCGCATTGGTTATTGACACCAGAAGAGGAAGCTGACGCTAGAACCTATATGAAAAATAGGGAGGAGGATTCCGACTGATTATGTCTACATTATGTTTGCAATATGTGTACAGAAACTATGATTCTGCAGACATTATGTTACATTCGGAAACATTCCTCTCTTTGAGAAAAGGAAAAAGAAATAGAAAGTGAAAAAGAGAATAGATATACAAGATAAATACGATATAAGGAACTGTCCGTTCCATTTGAATTATTGGACTCGTTGCTTAATTGAAGATCATCTAATCACTGTCTACGATAACGACATATTCCTCTTCAACCAGATGTTTGACGAAAATAGCGATATCGATGAGGAACTCTTTAGAAGATGCTTTAGATACACTAGGGACTATTGCAGGAAGAATAAAAACGGAATCCATAGGATGTTCAGCTTCTTTAGAGCGGCTTTCTTTGAAAACCTGAGGAAGATGGATGGATACGATGAAAGGATGGAGAAGTGGTATGAAGAAACGAGTGCCTACCTTAGAGCAATTCGCGAAGATAGTGAGGACTAATAAAAGAAGGCTTGAGAGGCTACATGAAGATTTGGGCTACGCCAGGTATTTGATGTACGCCGCTCAAGGAATAGATTATTCAAAGCCCAACGTCCAGCATTCGACTCCTCAATTCGACAAGATAACCATCGACCTGGATCGAATCGATAGGATAGAAAAGAAAATCGCCTACTATGAAACATTCAATGTCCTTTGGGATAAATGGCAGAAGAAGATGACCCCTAGAGAGACAGACGTCTTTCATAAACGCTACATGCAAGATAAAACAGTGGTGGATATTTCTGCCGAGTTGCAAGTTTCAAATGTACGAATTTATGGACTTATAGGCCAATTAGAGGCTAAGTATGAGGAATTTACTAATGAAATTTCTCAATACTTATAGAGTAAATGTAATAAAAATGATATAATCTTGTTTGAATACGAGATTCGGAGGGATTCGAATGAAATATTGTGATGCTATTAAATGCCTTAGAAAAAAACTTCTTTTATCTCAAACAGAGTTTGCAGAGAAGATGGGTGTGGCATTTGTGACAGTGAATAGATGGGAGAACGGAAACAACGTTCCCACTTTTAAATATAAAAGAAAATTAGCACCTCTTTTCAAAGAAAACGGAATCGAGGTGGAAGAATGAAAAAATATAGATTCATTGATTTGTTTGCAGGAATAGGTGGCTTTCATCAAGCTTTGACAAATCTCGGTTGCAAATGTGTTTGCGCTTCGGAAATTGACGAAGATGCGATAAAAAGATACAAAGCAAACTTCCCTGACACACCTATGGTTGGTGATATAAATAAAACATATTCTAAATTACCAGAATTCGACATTCTTTGTGGTGGTTTCCCTTGCCAACCTTTCAGCAAAGCGGGTAAGCAAGAAGGCTTTGGAGATAAGACGAGAGGTAATCTTTTTTATAGAATCATGGATGTTCTTGACCTTCACCCAGAATGTAAGTTCGTAATTTTGGAAAATGTGAAGAACTTGGCAGACAAAACAGAAAATTGGGATATTATTCAAAACGAACTTAAACAAAGAAATTTTTATGTCACGGATATGCCAATTATCCTATCGCCTCATCAATTTGGCATACCTCAAATCAGGGAAAGAGTCTACATTCTTGGAATCAGAAAAGATATTCGTGATGAAGCAAAATTACCAAACGGGTCAATTCATATGGAAGATCTCGGCAGGCTTTTTTCGACAAAGAACATCTGTTCTGGCGATGATGCCAGAAAGATACTAGAGCCATGTGATGACGAGAGTTACTTTATCAGCGAATACGAAGAACATCTCATTAGGATGTGGTATGAATTCAAGGTTCAAACAAATTTTGATGTTGTTGGTGTTCCTGTTTGGGTTGAGTATTTTGGCTACAGGCTTACCGATAGACAGTTTGAGAAGTTTGTTGACCACAAAGGCGAAACTATAAAAACCATGCCCGATTGGAAAAAGAAGTTTGCCTTAAAAAACAGGGCTTTCTATTTGAAACACAAAGATTTCATCGATGGGTGGATTGAGCGTTACAACGTCATGCAATTACCGTTGGGGTATAAGAAATTTGAATGGAATTGCAGTGGTGCTAGAGGCATCGAAGATACCATTATCCAATTCCGTCAATCTGGAATCAGGGTTAAAAAACTCAATTATTTCCCAGCTTTGGTCGCAATCAATAACACTCCAATAATCTTTGACCAAAATCATCAGAGATTTAGAAGAATCACACCTAGAGAAGCTGCAAATTTGCAAAGTTTCAACCGTGATTATGTCTTGGGTAATGATGCGAGGATTTATAAACAATTAGGTAATGCTGTAAATGTAGTCATAATCGAAAAATTAGCAAAGAAATTAATGTCGTTTGAAAGGAGCGGAAAGAAATGAAAAAACTAAACATTAGGCCAGATACTGGCGTATATGGGACATATAAAAGAATTAGTTATCAGCCATGGACCGCTCTTGCTGAGTTCGTCGATAACTCAACACAAAGTTTCTATGACCATAAAGAAGAATTATTCAATACTAAATACTATAAAGGATTAGAAGTTGAAATCATTTATAGAGAGGATCCATCCTGCGGCGATGAAATAAAAATTATTGATAACGCTTTTGGCATGGATTATTCCGACTTCCAAAGAGCAATTATCTTGGATAGGCCACCAAAAAACACAAAAGGAAGAAACGAATTTGGCATGGGCCTCAAGGCGGCAGCGTGTTGGTTTGGAAACTTGTGGTCCGTAGAAACTACCTCGCTTGGAAGCCATTTCAAATACAAGGCTGAAATCGATATTGATAATTTAGTCAAATATAAAGCTGAGACAATTGATGTTGAAGAGGAACAGGTTAGCCCTAAAGACCACTATACAGTAATCACAATCCAGAGATTGAATAAAAAAATTAAAGGCAAGAGAATCGAAAAGAAAATTCATGAATTGCTTTCTTCTATTTATAGGGCTGATTTAAGAACTGGCGATGTTAAGATTTTCTATAACGGCGAGCAACTTGAGTTCGAAGAGGTAGAACCTTATACAGACGAAAGTGGAAAAACATGGAGAAAAGATGTTGAATTTACCATTCCTCATAGAGATGAAGAACTCCATGTTAAGGGATTCATTGCTATAAGAATTCCAGGCAGCACTAGGAACGCTGGCTTAACTCTTTTAAGAAGAGGCAGAGTTATTGTTGGTGGTCCAGAGAAAAACTATCGTCCTTATGAAGTTTTCGGTCCGTCCAACTTATACACATATCAACGTTTGTATGGTGAATTGGAAATGGATGACTGGCCAGTCACACAGGCAAAAGATGCGTTTGACTGGAGTAACGAAGATTTAGAAGCTAAGTTCATTGATAAACTTGTTGAGTTGTCAAAGGACTACCATGAATACACCGAAAAACTAAGAACCAGAGAAAAAGTTAAATTAGATGATGTTGTTGAGCAATTAACAAAAGATCTAACAAACAATAGTAAAATATCAAATGCTGTAGTCAATATTAAAAAAACCGAAGATGCACCAGCATCTCAAGAAGAAATAGAAGTTGATGAAGATTTATTTCCTGATTCTTCTTCATTGGTTGAAGACCAAGTTGAAAACGAAAGTGCTGGTGTCGGTGTTGACATCGAGGACAATTCACCCCTTCAAATTAATCTTTCATACGCCGGAAACGACTATGATTTTACATTCATCTTTGACGACAAAAATCCAAGGAGTGAATGGTTGAAACTAGAAGTTGAAGACAAAAGCATAAATAAATACACGATTACGCTAAACACCAGACACTCATTCTTTTATCCGTTTATCCAAAAGAAGGATTTTTTGGTACTCCTTGCGAAGTTTGCTACAGCGTTAGTAATAGCTGAGATAAACGCATGGTCTTTGGCGACAGACGGGATGGTTCCTCCTTCAAGCATTAGAAATGAGATGGGAAGGATATTGGAGGATTTGAAGTCAAATGAGTGATTTATATAAAGTTAACGAAATAAAAAAACAAGATACTGACAAGTTTGGCGATATCATCACAGATGGCTATTTTGCTTCCGCTGTTTCAAGAGAAATGATGAGAAGCGATGATTCGATGACAGACGATATCGTGAACAATGTTTTCGCAAATGCCTCATCGATATTAAACGAATGCCCTAATCCAAGCGGCAGTGGTGAGTTCAAGAAAACCGGCATTGTAATTGGCAAAGTACAAAGTGGTAAAACCTCAAACTTCATAGCTTTATTGGCACTGGCGTTTGATAATGGATATAACCTTGGCGTTGTCATAGGCGGCAACACAACTGAGTTATTAACTCAAAACGTTAATAGGATTAGATCATCATTTAATGTCCCAGTTGACAAACTAGTTGTTCTCCATTCTAAAGACAATCATAACAAGATCACTCCTGATGCCATAAGAGGGTTTATTGAAAATGGCCAAAAAGTATTGATCGTCACTTTGAAATCCCCTCAAGTAAAAACAAAAAAACATATGTCTAGGGTGTCGGAACTCTTTGATGATCCAGTTATGGCTAACGAAAACACAATCATAATCGACGATGAAGGCGACCAAGCCACACTAAACTCAAAGGCATATTCAAAAGACATAGCAAATCAATTAGCTCAAACTTACAAGGTTGCAATCGAAATAAAAGAAAAAATAAAAAGACATTGTTTTATTTCAATCACAGCAACTCCACAAGCGAATATTTTGATTAAAACGACAGATGTTCTTTCACCGGATTTTGGCAAACTAATTTATCCAGGCAGAGGCTATTGCGGCCTTTCTGTGTTCCACGGAGAGGAACAAGACAAATATGTGAAAGTGATTCCTGAAGAGGAAGATTCGCTTCTTGATTCAGATGGTGGCGTCCCAGCATCATTTTATGATGCTTTGTCATCTTTTTATGTCAGTAACGCCATAAGAAAAAGCCGTGGCGACATGAAGGTCCATTCCATGCTTATTCATCCATCAATGAAAAAATTCGACCACGCTAAGGTTGAAGAAAAAGTGAATAAACTTGTCAAACAATGGAAAGCATATGCAAAAAACGGCATCAAGGATTTTGGCTATATTAATGCTCTTCGACCAAAACTAATCAAATCGTACGAAATGTATAAAGCCGATGGTGTTGTAACCAGAAGTTTTGAGGAGATTGAAGGCCAAATTTTAGAATGCATTCGTCAGTCATCAGATGCTTTGGTATTCAACAGTGACCAAATTAACGCTAGGTCGGATGCTGAATTATATAAAACGAGAATCTATATTGGTGGAAATATACTTGATAGAGGCATCACAATTAAAGGCTTAGCGATTACATATATCATCAGAAGAGCAAAGGGATATAGCACCGTAGACAATACGGAACAAAGAGCAAGATGGTTCGGATACAAAAATGTGCCTGGATTCAGCGATTATATCGACATCTGCAGAGTGTGGGTAACAGAAGCAATTAAAAAAGATTTCGCTACGATAAACGAGTCTGATGAAGACATGTGGTCTTCAATTGAGAGAAATCTTTCTAGGGGAAAGAGTTTCAAAGAGCTTCCAAGATACTTTTTATTGCAGGATGACGTTTCACACAAATTAAAACTTACAAGACCTCAGGTCGCTAGGACAAAAGAACTCTTTTGGTCAGAATGGAAGACACAAACATATTACGTTAAAGATAAAGACCAAGCTGCTTTTAACATGCAATTAGTCGAATCTTTCAAAAGCAATCACAAGAGCAATAATGTTGTGAGAGATTTCAAAGGAGACAACCAACATTTGTATATTTACGATGTTAAATTATCCGATTTTTTGGAGAACTTGCTTGATAAATTCAAATTCTGTCAAGATGAGATGAATTATGCAGGTTATCTAAACAAACTTGAGGCATTGATTACGGAAAGAAAACTCGATGATCTAATTGATGTTGTATGGGTGAGAATAAACACAAACGAGAAACGTAAGATTTTAGAAGACGGAAGCATTCAACAATTTTTCAGAGGCCGCGACATGAGGCCAAATGAAAAGGGCGAATACAATTATCTGGGCGACAGGCACACATGTGACGATAGGCCAGACAAGATTCAAGTTCAGATTCACTATATCAAAGCAAGCAATATGCCAGATGTAGATTTCTACTCACCATCTATATGTATTTATGTACCGAATCATTACATTGATGAAGTGAAGATTATTGGGAGGGAAGATTAATGATTACAGTTCAAGAAATATTAAATACAATCGCCATCCCAAACGAAGGCTTAGTTCTTAAAAAGAAGGACGTGTTTTACTGGGGCAAAAGCAGCGGCGGAGACATTGTTTATGGAATTGAATCCAAAAACAAAAATCTTATGTCAATGACCCAAACAACCAGATATTTAAAAATATGTCTAAATACCACATTTAATGTTTCCTTTGACGATTTGAGCGAACAAAAGAATCTATCTTTAATTATCCTCAAGCAAGAAGGGATAAAGTTTTTAGATATTTTTATCAGGCTTACTGACACGATTGACAGCGAATTGTCGGATCAGGAATTATTGACTTATTTTCTTAATTTAAAAGACTTGTTCTCTAACGATAGTAAAAAGTCTATTAAAGAATTGCAGGGGCTTTATGGCGAATTATATGCAATGGTCTATTTAAAGGAGAAAGAGCAAATCAATATTGCTCAGTTTTATCAATCTGAAGATAAGAGAAAGTTTGACTTTTCAATCGATGATAATAAAAAAATTGAAGTCAAAACAACAACACTTCCTGCAAGAATCCATCATTTCAAATTGGATCAACTCAATGTGTTAAGATACGACATATTGGTTGTTTCTATAATGTTGCAAAAAGACGATGGAGGATTAAGTCTTAATGCCTTAATAAATAGAGCTAAAGACTTATTTTCCAATAATTTAAAATTATTGATACATATAGAAAATATGGTTAAAAACATTGATGCTGATGTTCTTGAAACCTTAAAATATAACAAATCATTCATTGATGAAAACATCAAATTTGTTAAAGCAATTAACATACCAAGAATCCAGGAGAAAACCATGGATGGCGTATTTAATGTTGAGTTTGATTCTGATTTGTCAAATTGTGAGCAATTTAGTGATAGCGAAATTTGTGAATGGATTAAACTGCAGGATGTCAGATAAAGGAGACGCACGATATGAAACAAAAATTGACTGTCAAAATCTTAATAGAAGAAACAAGAAAGTTTTGTGAAATTGAGAGAAAGACATATCACAAAGAGCTTTATGGTGTAACCGATGGCAAAGCAATTGGAACCTATGTTGAGCATAAACTAAAGCAGTATCTTGCAGAGCGTTTTGATTTCACTAGTGGCAACAGTGCTTCCGGTATTGACTTACCCGATGAATCAATAAACACAGATATTAAAGTTACTTCAATTAGACAGCCACAATCGTCTTGTCCATACAAATCTTCTAGACAAAAAATATATGGTCTTGGTTATAACTTGTTGGTGCTTGTTTACGACAAAATCGATGATGAAAACGGTGGCTTGCTTAAATTTTTAAATGTTACTTTCGTTGAAAAGGAAAGAACTGGAGATTTCACAACAACCAAAAGAATTATAGAAATGCTTCGTGACGGTGCAAATAAAGATGATCTTGTTGCCTATTTTACAGACAGAAACATTCCAGGCGATGAAATTACATATTTGAATTTAGCGGAAGAATTGTTATCTAGAAGGCCAAAGCAAGGGTATTTGACAATTTCAAATGCTTTGCAATGGAGACTTCAATACGGACGCGTTATCGCATTAAATAATGAAGTAGATGGAGTGAATAACCATGATTTCAATTGAAAAAACCGAATTCGGAGATTATCAAACGCCTGAGGATTTTTGCCTTAGTGTTTGTGATTTGCTCTTGAACAAATATTCACTAAGTCCAGACTATGTGGTGGAACCAACGATGGGCGTTGGAAATTTTTTGAAGGCGATTTCAAAAAAAATAAACTGTGAATTTTTCGGCATTGAAATTAATCATGACTATGTTGCTGAAGCTCAAAAAGCAATTAAGCATGCAACAATATTTGAATCTAATATTTTTACATTTGATTTTGAAATTCTAAAAGAAAAAATGACTGATGGTCATCGTTCTAAAGTATTATTTTTAGGCAATCCTCCGTGGGTCACTAACTCTTCACTAAGTTCTTTAGGAAGTTTCAATCTTCCGTATAAAGATAACTTTAAAAAGGAAAGAGGGTTTGATGCTGTTACCGGAAAAGGAAATTTTGACATCTGTGAATATATTTTGTTACAACTTATGTCCGAGTTTTCAAATTACGATGATTGTTATCTGGCTTTCCTTTGCAAAGAAATAGTGGCAAAAAACATAATTAGAGATTTAGGTAAATATTCATTTGACTTAGAATTTGCTGATTTATATTCATTCGATGCAAAAAAAGTTTTTGGAGTTAATTGTGATGCTGTACTTTTTGTTACGAAATTAGCTACAGGAAAGCCACTTGACCACGCTAACGTCTATTCGTTTGATAAACCAAATGAGATAGTATCAGCTTTTGGATGGAAAAATGGAGTTTTTGTATCTAATTTAAATTCTTATAACGATTTATTTGACGGAGTTTCACAAATCACTTGGAGACAAGGAATTAAACACGATTGTTCAAAAGTGATGGAAATTAAACACAAAGATAATCGATGGATCAATGGATATGGAGAAAATATAGATTTTATAGATAGTTTTTTTGTTCATCCATTGGTGAAATCATCTGCATTTAAAGAGACTATAATTAATTCATTTGATAAATATGTTATTGTCACTCAAGAATATGTTCGACAAGACACAAGTAGATTAAACAAAGACCCAAGAGTTCTTAATTATTTACAATCTCACTTAACGGATTTTAACAAAAGAAAATCTATAATTTATAAGAACACGCCGCCATTTTCTATTTTTGGTATAGGAAGTTATTCTTTTACAAATTATAAGATTGGTTTATCCGGCTTTTATAAAGAACCAAAATTTAGTTTTTTGTACTCAAACAAAAACCCTGTAATGGTAGATGATACGTGCTATTTTATTGGAACGAACAACAAATTGTATGCAGAGATTTTGTTTTGCTCTCTAGACCAAAAAGAGATATATGATTTTATGAAGTCTATTTCGTTTAAAAACAGTAAAAGGCCATTTACTAAGGATGTTATGCAAAGGTTAGATTTGGTTAAAATTTTAAATTATTACGGATATGAAACTATCAATAATAAACTTTCAGAGATATTTGGAGAGCAAATCTCTAAAAGTATTTTTAACGAATTATTAGAAAAACTTAATCGATGCTCAGGCGATCTTGATGATGTAGAGCTATAAATTCTAAAGAGAAATAATACAAGTTATTTCGCTTAGAAGAATAAAACCAACGGATAATACATAGTATTAAGGAAGGAGATACCTTATGGCTGGTAGATATGGCATACCGGGGTACTTCGAAAATGTCGAAGTCTCAGGAAATAGAATTAAAGAACCAGGTTTTCTTGGTAAGACTTTATATGTCGTAGACGGTACCAGAATTAGAGAACCGGGGTTTGGCGGCAAGACCATTCTTGTTATTGAAAAAGGTCGTGTTAAAAAACCTGGATTTTTAGGCAAAACCCTTTTCTATATTGATAAGCATGGTGCGATCAAAGAGACAGGCTTATTTGGAAGAACTGTTGGAGCATTTCCTTTGTTTCCAGGAATGGGTCCATCAGGAAGTGAAGAAATAGTTCATCAAGAAGAACCTTCTCAACCTTCCTACGAAGAAGAATCAAGAGCACCAAGAGATACTGGGCCAAGCTTAGAAGAATATGCAAAGCAGATGGAACTTGAACTTGGCTATGTTGCTGACATGACCAATGTTAGAAGTGGTGCAAAGACCATTTCTGTCCCGGCGAAATTCAAGAAACTAACAGCGATTGCTCCAGCCGTAGCTGTGGAAACAGTTAAAATCCATTCAGGTGTCCTTGCCATTAATCCCCAAAGCATTCATGCAAGTAAGGAGTTTATTGTTGAAGAAGACAATCCTGTTTTCTCTTCAGAAAACGGAATACTTTATGACAAAAACAAAACGATGATTGTTAGAGTTCCTTCTGACATGGAGATGGATACATTCGCATTTAAAGATAGTGTTGTTACCGTAGGTAATAACGCCTTTGCAGGAGTTAAAGGAACATCTTTAACTATTCCTGATAAGATTACAAAAATTGGTGGTAGAGCGTTTGAAGGATGCTTTAAAATCAAAACCATGTTCATTCCAAAATCTGTAACGGAAATTGGAGAGATGGCGTTCTATTGTGATTCTAAGTTAATTATCTCTACTGATTGGGAAGCAAAACCAGAAGGATGGAAATTTGATTCCTCCCATGTTAAAGAGATCAAATTCGGAGCCAACTAAGATATGGAAAGTTTAGAAGAATTCATAGCGAAACATCGGACCACAAAAGAAAAGACTTCTTCGTTCGTTGAATACTTATATTCACTTATGAATAAGTATGGCTTTGATAACCCTTCTGACCTTTATAACAAAGCTAATATTTCTAGACAGCTTTGGTCCTCAATCATTTCCGTAAAATCAAACCCATCATTAAATGTCTGCTTGAAGATTGCATTTGCTTTAAAAGCTACTAATCATGAGTGCAAATATCTTCTTAAGAAAGCCGGATATACACTGGCTTCATCTAACAAATTCGCATTGATTATTAGGTACGCGATTGAAAACAAGATTTACGACATCGATGATGTTAATGATCTACTAGAAAAGAACGGTTACGCTGATTCGCTAATTATATAATAATTAAAGATGGTCAAATCAATTGTCAAATATGGTTTGACCTTTTTTATTGTCTTTCTTTCTATAATTTAGGAGCAAAAGGAGGAAAGACACATGAACAAAAACTTAAAGAAGATCCATGAATACCTGATGGAAAGAGGAGTGGAAGAAAAGCAATTATTGGAGTCTGATACGAGTTCTGTCTATCTCGCGATGGAGATAATGGAATACGCTCACAGAAATCAAAAAAGAGAAAATGGTGAGGATTACGCAAACCATCCAGCGAGATGTTTAGAGACTTATCGAGAATTAGTTGGTATCAAGCCTCACGATTTCTTCTGTATGGATAAGGATCTCATGTACAAGCACAACGTTCCATATGACGGAGTCCAGGAAGTCTGTCTCCTTCATGATGTGGTGGAGGACACTGAATTCACCATTAATGATGTTAGAGAAATCTATGTCGACTGTGGATTTGAGAGATACTTTGATATCTATATAAAGGATGCCTTAGAAAGAATCACACATGATAAATCGGTTGATTATGGTGAATACATCAAAGTGGTTCTTAAGAATCCGATATCTGCATTAGTTAAGATGATTGACATGCAAGATAATCTTAGAATCCTAGATTTAATCAAATATGACGAAGAAAGATACCATAGAGCTCAAGGCTACTTGTTCTGGACATTCATTATCAATGATGGCTATCACTTCGTTGAAAACATCGAGAAATATAGAAAAGCATACAAGGAGGAAAATGAATAATGAAATTCTTATTATTAGGTGATAACTACAAAAGACTATTCGTTGAAGATGATAAACAACTCTTTTCTCTTCGTTATGATAAAAATACAGACAAATGGGTTGATGGCGGAACGACTCTTTGGGATAATCGAGTCGGTTTTGATGAATCAGAACCAGAAGGATCGCCATATCGATATGGTAATGGTTCATGTATGGAAGACATTGTTGAAATCACAAAGGAAGAAGCTGAAGAGTTTATATCAAAACCAATTGATGCCGAAGAACTTGAAAAACTATTAAAAAGCAAAGAAAATTAATCAAAGATTAAGGGAGTGCATCCCTTATTCTTTTGCACTTGTACAAAAGTGTATTTATTATGCACTAGTACAAAAGTGCCGAATTATTGAGTTGCAAATACAAAATTGCCTTGATAGTTTGTAATTAAGAGTGCAATTAATCAAAGAGAAAATACATTATAAAGTCATAAGTTTTTTCAACATAAAATCTCGAAAAATATAAGTTTATAAAGTCTATTAATCTCTATCGTTATCATCTAAACTATTAGGAAATAAAGGAGAAAAGTAAATGAAAGCATCTGAATTAGTTATCAAAAAATTAAGAGAAGTTGGCGGTGATGAATGGATCACTTTACTTAATGGAGATGAAGCTCGTGTTTCAATTGGCGGAAGAGACTATTTTGTATCAGATAAACTTCCATACCAGAATGTTGAGTTCTCGATTTTTGATATAGTGGTGGACTTTCTGAAGAAACAACCACACGGAAGAGCGATTAAAGGCGGCTGTAGAAGCAGCAAAGTCGGCGAGAATAAATGTGGTAGAGATACTGTCATGTATGCCATCGCAACAGAATACTATGGCAAAGAAGAAGGTGAAAGCTCATTTGATCCTTTGTTTGTCATTGCTGCAATTTTGGATTGGGCAGGTATTGCTAGAAACGAACGTGGCTATATGGAGTTAATCAATGTGGCCATTTGGTAAAAAGAAAAAGAAACCTGTTAAAAAGGTAAGGAAGCAAAAGAAGAAATATCCTCATCCTGATAACGAACATAATTTCGATAAAGATTTAACAGATACCGAATTCTTTGAAATTATGGAAGATGACTAAGAGAAATAATTATAGTTATGTGTCATAGAAGATGACTAATACTATGTATTAAAGTAAAATCGAATAAGGCTCACTTAAAAATAGTGGGCTTTTTTATAACCTCGGTAGTAACTAGGTTGAGATCTAAAAATAAAATGTGTAAAACAGTTTGATTTTTCATAGATTTTTTACATCGAAAATCCTGTTAATCATCAGATTAAGAAAGACAAATAATGTTATTCCGCGTCAATTGAGAAAAACGGTGGTTTTCGGTAAACTAGAAGTACAATCGATAAGTGTAGGCATATTGTCTACATAATGCTGGCATAAAGCCTAGGATTCCTATTAAGAGCCGCGCATGGCTCTTTTTTGCTTCCTGCAGAAATCTGTAGCGTCTGGCAAAAAGGAGGAATAGTGGTATGTCAGATATTTATCAAAAATGGAACGAGCAAGGGATTCTTAGAACAAAGCTTCTATCAATCTCTTTTTTAGTTAGAGCAGGTATCCCAATTAGGGATATCTGCAAAAAGGAAGGAATCACGATCAAAGAGTTTTCTTCCCTAAAAGGAAAGTATAAAGATTTAGCGGAAGCCTGTGATAAAAACAACATCAACGGCCTTATCTTCTGTGTCGATAACCTTATCCAAATGGCAGAGGGCTATCAAATGAAAAAAGAAGGTAAGGAAGGCTATAAGACAAAAACAGGCCAAGACAAATTCAAAATCGTTGATATTAAGATTCCTGTTCCTAAATCATTACAGGCCAATGCCTATCTCTTAGAAAAGGGATATGGCAAGAAGTGGATGATGGATTACGAGAAAATCGCGCTTGCCGAAAAGAAATTAGACAACGGTGAAACATGGGAGGATGAGGAAGATGGATGTGAAGATGATATCGATTAATGATATTTATCCTTATGAAAACAATCCGCGTAAGAACGATGATGCGGTTGATGAAGTAGCTTCTTCTATCAAAGCCTTTGGCTTTAAGAACCCAATTATCGTTGATAAGAACATGGTGATCATTGCTGGTCACACCAGATTAAAAGCCGCAAAGAAACTTGGATTAACAATGGTTCCAGTCATCATTGCTGATGATTTAACCGAGGACCAAGCTAATGCTTTAAGACTTGCAGATAACAAAACAGCAGAAATCGCAAAGTGGGATAAGAAAAAGTTAGAAGAAGAACTCAAACAGATTAATTGGGAACTACTTGGAATCGATATGACTGATGTCGGTTTTAATGATATCTTTGCTAGTGAATTCCAAGAAGTAGTGGATGATGATTTTGATGAAGGACAATATCTATCTGATGAACCTTATTCCAAGCAAGGTGATATTTATTTACTAGATGAAAACCGCGTGATGTGTGGTGATTCAACCGATGCAGAACAAGTTAAAACCTTAATGGACGAAAAGCTTGCTGATATGGTTTTCACCGATCCACCTTATAACGTTGCTATCGGTAAAAGAGGGCAACAATACAAAGAAAGAGGCGGATATGGTTGTGGCATGAATGAGCGCACAATCCTTAACGATGACATGGGAAATGAAGAATTCCATGCGTTTTTGCTACAAGTTTTTAAGAACTTATTTGATTCAATTAAGGAAGGCGCACCTACATATGTCTGTCACGCAGATAGCGAAGGCATTAACTTTAGAGTCGCTTTTAGCGAAGCAGGATTCAAGCTCGCTCAATGCATCATCTGGATTAAGAACTCATTTACGATGGGTAGACAAGATTACCAATGGCAACATGAGCCAATTCTATATGGCTGGAAACCAGGAGCAGGGCATTACTTCGTTGACGATAGAACCCAATCAACAACATGGTTCTATGATAAGCCAAGAAAGAATGATCTCCATCCAACCATGAAACCATTAGAACTTGTTGGGCAAGCAATCAATAATTCATCACTTGTAGGTCAACTCGTACTCGACTTATTTGGCGGTAGTGGTAGCACATTGATTGCAGCATATAAGAGCAAGCGCAACTGTTATTCAATGGAACTTGATGAGAAATACGCAGACGTGATTGTTAAGCGTTATATCAAAAACAAAGGTTCATATGATAATTGCTATCTGTTAAGAGATGGCGAAAAGATTCCTCTAACACAAATAGAGGATTTTTTAATCTTAGAAACTCCTAATGATTCCGGTCATTAGTTGTCGACAAAAGTGGGTGAGGCTTTTCGTTTTTCCCTCACCCACACAAGTTCCTTATTAACTTGCTATTATCACTCTTTAGAGTGATATATATAGTAAGAAAGGAATGAAAAACGATGAAAAAAGAACAATTAAAAATCGATGATCAAGTGAAAGCCATCTTTAGAAAATATGGCCGTCACGAAGTCATTGGAACAGTGTTTGAAATAAGCACTGACGAACATGCTCTTTCAGGCACTTGGGTTTCAATCAGAGTTACTGGCGGTAACATGAATGACAAACAAGTCGCTTGGATGGTTGCAAATCGAATCAATGTCATGGTTCCAGTTAAAGATGTCACAGAGGTAATCGCTTAATGAAAGAAAGAATTAGCATCTCCAATTGGATAGATAAGTTCAATAATGGGGATTACTCAAGCGGAGATGTAAAAACTCAGATTCTTGCTGGTTGGTATGATTGGTTCTGCAAAGATAGTAGCTTAGCCAACAAGACAAAGAAGATGGGCAACATCATAAAGCAAATCAAAAGTGGTGGTAAGGTTGACCTTCAAAACTGGTATGTCTGGTTTAAAAACAACTGTCCGCTTAACGGACCATTATATGATGACTTCCGATTCGCTAGATTAGAAACTGGTGACGTCCAATTCACAATCCAA